CGTTCGCGAGTTCAACAACGCCGCTGCGCGCGAGAATGCCGAGGTCACGCCGGAGATGGTCGCGCAGGCGGAGGCGCTCGCGCAACGGGTGAAGGACGAAGCGGTCGCGCTCGCGGTGCTGAACGACTTCCTGGAGACCAACGAGCAGGCGCAGCAGGACGCGGCCCGCGCGGCCGAGGAGAACCGGCGCCAGATCGAGCGGATCGGCGACGCCATCTCGAACGCGATCATCCAGGCGGAGAGCTTCGCCGAGGCGCTTAGAAACGTCGCCGTCGCGCTGGCGAACATCGCGGTGCAGGACTTCGAGGCGCGGGGAAAGAACAGCTTTCTCGGAAAGCTGTTCTCCGCCGGCGCCAGCGCCGTGGCGGGTGGCGCGGCAAGCGGCGGCGGTTCTGGCCCGGCCTTCGAGACGTTCGGCAGGAACGCCAAGGGCAATGTGATCTCGGCCGGCAGCATGGTGCCGTTCGCCCAGGGCGGCGTGGTCAGCCGCCCGACCGTCTTCCCGATGGCCAACGGGATCGGCCTGATGGGCGAGGCCGGGCCCGAGGCGATCCTGCCGCTGAAGCGCGGGCCGGGCGGCAGGCTCGGCGTCGCCGGCGGCGGGGCGGGAGTCACGGTGCAGATCATCAACAACACCGCCGCCAAGGTCCGCGAGGAGCGGGCAACCGGTCCGCGCGGCGAAGAAGTCCGGCGCTTCCTCATCGAGGAAGTCGGAAAGGAGATGGCGCGCGGCGGGTTCGACGGCCAGCAGCGCGCGCGCTTCGCCCTGGCGCCGTCGCGGATCAAACGCTGATGGCAACGCCGGTCTGGCCCCCGACCCTGCCCCAGAAGCCGTTGCTGAGCAACCATTCGTTCGCGCCGCAGGACAACAAGGTGACGTTCCAGCCCGAAACCGGACCGTCGATCGACCGGCGGCGCGGCACCGCCGCCGTCCAGAAATACCAGGCGACGTTCCCGCCGCTTACCGCCGCCCAGGTCGCGGTGTTCGAGGCGTTCTACCAGGAGGAACTGATGGACGGCGCGCTGCACTATCTGTGGCCCGATCCGGTGAGCGGCGCGGCCGCCAAGTGGAAGATCCGCGAGTACAGCTTCGCCAGCCAGGAAGCCGGGCGCTTCGATCTGTCGATGCAGATCGATCGGTTGCCTGGGGCGGCGGTGTGACGATCGGGCGCGCGATTCCGCCAGGTGTGCGGCGCGAGATCGAGCGTGAGCGATCGGCCGAGCAGATTCTGGCGTTCCTCACCATCACCCACCCGTCGCTGACCGATCCGATCCGGGTTGTCTCCGATCCGGTGGATTTCGTCCTCGACGGCGTGACCTTCACCGGGTTCGAGTTCGAGATCACCATCGTCACCGATGACGAGAGCGCGCCGTTCGCGAAACTCTCGATCCAGAACGTCGACCGACGAATCGGCGAGGCGCTGCAGTCGGTCACCAACCCGGCGACGATCAGGCTGGAGCTGATCGCCGGCAGCGAGTTCGACCAGACGGCAGATCCGAGAACCGAAATCGTCACCGGCACCGCCGCGCGCACCTACGTCGCCGAGGAACTGGAGCTGATCGGCGTCGAGGCCGATGCCATGTTCCTCACCGGACGGCTGCAGACGCGGGACTATTCGAAGGAGATATGGCCCGGCCAGATGGCGACGCAGGAGAACTTTCCGGGCCTGTTCCGGTGAGCTGGTGGGCCAAATATGTCGGTGTGCCGTTCGCCGATGGCGGGCGCACGCTCGAGCGGGGGCTGGATTGCTGGGGGCTGGTGCGCCTGGCGTATGTGGAAAACCTCGGCGTCGAGCTTCCGGACTACGGCGAGATTTCGGCGAACGATCTGCTGGCGGTGGCGCGCTCGATCGGCGGCGGCCAGGAGAAATGGCGGGCGATACCGGTGCCGCGGGCGCTGGACGTGGTGCTGATGCGCCTCTACGACCGCGCCTGGGTCGGGCATGTCGGGGTGATGATTGACGGCGGGCGCCTGCTGCACACGGAATCGAGCATCGCGGCGGCGGTGGTGGGCCTCGGTCATTTCACCGTGCAACACCGGATCGCCGGTTTCCGGAGGCTGAAGGCCGCGCCGTGAGCGGAGTGTCCGTGGTCAAAACCTACGCAAAAACTCGAGGCGGCGCGATGAACGAGCGTATCCTGACCGTCTACCGCGACCCGTTCGCGATCGGCTCGCCGAGGGTGACGCGCCTGCCGGCCGGGCTGCGGATCACCGAGATGATCGAGCGGATGCCGTTTCTGCCGCCGGATTTCGCCGGTTGCGGCCAGGTCAGGATCGACAATGTCGATGTGCCGATGGCGCTGTGGCCGCGGGTCAGGCCGAAGGCTGGCCGCGCCGGTCAGGTGATCAGCGTCACCTTCCACGCGCCGGTCCGGGGCGGCGGCGGCGAAGGCAAGAGCGGGCTGGCGATCGTCGCCGCGCTGGTGATCACCGTGGCGGCGGTGGCGGTTACCGGGGGCGCCGGGGCGGCGGTGCTGGGACCGGGTTTCGCGGCTGGCACGACTGGAGCGGCGCTTTTGGGCGCCGGCGTCAGCCTCGTCGGCGGTCTGCTGCTCACCGCCCTGACGCCGCCGCCGATCGGTCTGTCGTCGTCCGACCGTGGCGGCGGCTTCGACCGCGACAAGGCCGGCGCGGCATCGGCGGGCGGCAATATCCTCGAGGCCAACGGGCCGATTCCGCGGGTGATCGGCACCCGCAAGATATTCCCGCCTCTGGCGGCCGAGCCGTTCACCTATTTCGACGGCGAGGACGAGTTCGTCGAGGCGCTCTACGCGCTCGCCGGGCCGCACGACATGAGCGACATCAGGATCGACGGCACGCCGATCGCCGGGGCGGACGATCTGACCTTCGAGGTGCGCGAGGGGTGGCCGGACGATCTCCCGCTTGACATCGTCAGGCAGCAGACCCGCACGGCGCAGGTGCAGCTCGAGCTGTCGCAGCACCAGGTCGACCCGAACAACCAGGCGAACCTGATCTCGACCGGAAGCGAAAATCTACCGTCGTTCCACGGCACCGCCGGGCGCGAGTCGCCGGACGAGATCCTGATCCACCTGCTGTTCAACCAGGGACTCGGCAAGGCCGGGGTCGATGGCGGCGGCAACCCGGACACCAAGGCGATGCGGGTGCCTTTCCGCATCCGCATCCGCCGGGCTGGCGATCCGTCATGGCGCAACCTGCCGGAGCTCCATTACGAAAACCGGACCCTGAGAACCGCCCGGGCGACGGTCAAGCTGATCTTCCAGGACGGCGAGAACACCGCCATCCCCGGCGCACCGGTGACCGCCGGGTTCGTCGAGGCGCGCAAGCTGTCGCCGGGCCAGACATCAAGCCCGGCGACGGCGGACTGGGTGTCCGATGCTTACTTTTCCGCCGGCGCTGGCGATGATTACCTCGCGCTCGGCACCGAGGGCACCGCCAAGGTGGTCAACGCGACCGTCACCCAGGATTCCGCGAACATCTTTCTCGACAAGGCGCAGTTCCTTCCCGGCATCTACGAGATCGAGATCAAGCGCGGCAACGCCTTCCTCAAATCCGGCTACACGCCCGCGGCTTATCAATATGACGACGGCGCCACCGACGATGTGAAGGACTTCTTCTTCTGGCGCACCTCCGGCGGCGCCTCGGTCGTGCCCGAGAGCCGCGAGAACGTGGTCGATGCCTGCCACCTGCTGCGCAGCGTTTCGGTGTGGAACCAGCGGCCGGTCAGCAGGGGCGGGTTTTCGCTGATCGCCATCAGGGCGCGCAACCGCCGCATCGAGCGGGTCTCGGTCCTCGCGTCCGGCTATGTGCGCGACTGGGATGGATCCGGCTGGAACAGCTGGACGACAACCAGCAACCCGGCGCCGCATTACCGCGATGTGCTGGCGGGCCGGCTGAACCTCGACCCGCTTCCGGAAGCGATCATCGACAATGACAGCCTGGTCGAGTGGCGCGCCGCCTGCGACGCCCTGGATTACACCTGCGACCACATCGCCGAAGGCGAGCGGGTGTTCGACACCCTGACCGTGCTGGCCGGGACCGGCTTCGCCCGGCCGTATCAGTCCGAGATCTGGGGCGTCATCCGCGACTTTGACCGCAGCGCCGAGTCCCCGGTCCAGATATTCTCGCCGCGCAATTCGAGCGGCTTCAAATGGGAGAAAGCCTTCGCCAGGCTGCCGGACGGGCTGAGGATCAACTTTCCGTCCGAGGACACCGATTTCACACCGGCGCAGCTGATCGTCTACGACGACGACCTGCCGGGGCCGAAGCTGGAACAGGCGAGCTACGAGGGCATCACCTCGCTCCAGAAGGCCCGGCGGCGGGCGGTGTTCGATCTGGGGCAGGCAAGGTACCGGTCGACGTTCTACAGCCTGACGGCGCCGGCCGAGGCCATCGTGGCGCGGCGCGGCTCGCTGGTTGGCGTCAACCACGATGTGCTGGAGAGCCAGGCCGGGTCCGGCCGCATCGATTCGGTCGCGGTCAGCGGACCAAACGTGACCGGGATCACGCTCGATGGCGATGTTCCGGTCTCGAACGAGCTCGACATGCACGCCGTCGCCGACATGCATGCCGTCGCCGACATGCACGCGGTCGGGCGCACCACCGGAGTGTCGATCCGGCGCACCGACGGCACGATTTCGACGCATCTGCTGTCGAATGCGACCGGCATCACCAATGTGCTCACGCTGGCCACGCCGGTCGCGAACGACAGCTGGGCCGGCGGGCCGTTCGATCAGGGAGCGGTTCAGGACATCGACGCTGGATGCCTTGCGGTGGTCGGAAATTTCGGCCAGGAGTTCCGCCGCCTGGTCGTCTCGCGCATCGATCCCTCGAAAGATCTGACCGCAACCCTGAAGATGGTCGATGAAGCGCAGGAGCTTTGGGCGTAGATGGCAACCAGAACCACACTGAAGAGCACGACGCCCGGCGCCATCACCGGCGACGCCTATATGGACAACGTCGCCGCGCATGTCACGGCGTTCTGGAACGCGGCCAACCTGCCGCTGACCGGGATCGCCGGAACCGCCAACGACGTGACGGCGGTGGTCGACCCGGCGCTCGACGCCGGACTGGCGGCTGGAATGGGGTTCTCCTTCACCCCGGCCGCCGGCAACACCGGTGCGATGACGATGAAGATCGGCGCCGAGACGGCGGTCGATCTGGTCGCGGCGGACGGCTCGGCGCTGGCCGCCGGCGCGGTCCTGACGACGACGCTGTATCAGTTGCTGTTCGACGGCACGCGGCTCCGCATCGTCTCGACGCCAGGCGCCGATCAGACCGGCGCGGTGCTGGTCTACGATGTTCACACCAGCAGCGGCACCTCGGTCAAGCCGGCCGGCTTTCCGGACGATGGGCTGCTGGTCATTGAGGCGTGGGGCGGCGGCGGCGGCGGCAACAACAACGGCGGGGGTGTCTTCGGCGCCGGCGGCGGCGGCGGCGCCTACAACATGAAGGTCTATCGCGGCTTCGATCACGGGCCGACCGAGACGGTGACCATCGGTGCCGGCGGGGCGATCGGCGCCAATGGGGGCAATACATCGATCGGCGCGCTTTGTGACGCTTTTGGCGGCGCGATCAACCTGGGCGCCCGAGGCGGCGGCGGCGGCGGCCAGCAGTCCGCCGGTTTTCAAAGTGCCGGCGGCAGGCCGTTCGGAGCCGCAGCCTCGACTGGGGCGAGCGCCAACGCGGGCGGGGGTGCGTTAGGCAACTTGATCCCTGGCGGCGACGGAATATTCGGCGGCGGCGGCGGCGGTGGCGGCGGCGCTGGTAGCGTGAAAGGGCCCGGCGGCGCGAGTCTTTATGGCGGCGGCGGCGGCGGCGGCGCCGATACGAACGGCGCCGCCGCCGGCGGCGTGTCATCGCATGGCGGAAACGGCGGCGCCGGCGGCGTCGGCGGGTCGATTCCGGCTGGCGGCGGCGGCGGCAACGCCGCCGGCGCGCGCGGCGAAATTCGGGTGAGGTGGATCGGATGAGAATGGCTGTCATAGAGCGGGGCGTGGTGACCAACATCATCGAGGCCGGGCCGGAGTTCAGCCGCCCCGGCTTGACGGTGGTTTCGGCAACCCCGGACGCGCGGATCGGCGGGCTTTGGGACGGATCGGTATTCTCGCCGCCGCCGCCAGAGCCGGCCGCCCGGGAGCGTCTCGGGATGTCTGTGTCGAACGCGCAGTTGCGGATCGCGCTCGAGAATGCCGGCCAGCTCGCGGCGTTCGAAGCGCGCGCCATGGCGGCGCCGGTACCGGCGATCATCTTCGAGTACGGCGGCCAGATCAGGCGGGAGTCAGCCCTGATCGCCCAGGTCAAGGACGCCACCTTCACCGACGCCGTCATCGACAATCTTTTCCGCGCCGCCATCGATGTCGAGATGTAGGGGTTCGAGATGACAGTCCGAACCGAGATAGACGTCATCGAATCAGGCGGCGCCGCTTCCCATGGCGGGTTGACGGCGGCGCTGAAGCGGATCGCGGATTTCAACCTCAGGCCGGACATCGCCGCAGCCACCATCGCGGCTGCCGTGGAGATCGTGGGAACGAGGAGCAACGCATGCACAAACAGCTGATCGTATTCGATCCCAAGGTGAGCTGGGGACACATCCTGACGATCGCCACGCTGCTCGTCGGCATGGTGGCCGGATATTACCAGCTGAAAGCCGAGGCGCTGCAAACCAGGGCCGACTCCGACCGGGAGATCGCGAAGCTGCGGGCCGAGATCGATGTCGCGTCGCTCAACGCGCTGGTGCTGATCAACAAAAACTCGTCCGAGATCAACTACCAGGGCAAGGTGATCGCGGTCCAGCTCGAGAACATCAACGCATTGATCAGGAACCTGAGCGACGCGCTCGAGGCGTCATGGGTCTCCGGCGGTCCCCGCGATCCCCGCAGATGACCCCACTGGCCGCGATCGCCGTGCTGACGGCCTGGGGGCCGCTGCTGATGGCCGGCTTCGCTCCGGGATGCGCCGGGCCATGGGCGCCGAGGATCTCGCTCACCGAGCGGCTGGCCGCGTGCTGCGACGAGATTCAGCAGGCATGGGTGTTATCGTCGGCGGCGGAGATCATCGAGTTCTGGGCCAACCCGAAAACCTCGACCTGGACGATTCTCCGCTCCGACAACCGCGGCCTTGCCTGCATCGCGGCGGCGGGTGCCGGCTGGCACCCGCCGCCGGGGAAGATCATAGCATGATCCACCGCGCCTTCCGATACAAGCTTACGCCGAGCGCCGAACAGGACGTGTTGTTCCGCCAGTTCGCGGGTGTCGTGCGGCTGGTCTACAACCTCGCCCTTGAGCAGCGCCGGGACTGGTGGCGGCACTACCGGCGCCAGACGGGCAGCCACCTGAACTATGTCGCGCAGGCGCGGGAATTGACCGTCTTGCGGGCCGCATTCGACTGGATCGCCGCTGTGCATGTTACGCCCCAGCAACAGGCCCTGCGCGATCTGGATCGGGCCTATACCAACTTCTTTGCGGGTCGTGCCGGATACCCATCGCCGCGCAGGAAGAGGGTCAACGACGCCTTCCGCTTTCAGGGGCGGGAGATCGAGGTCAAGCGGATGAACGGCAAATGGTCCGCCGTGCGCCTGCCCAAGATAGGCTGGGTGAAGTTCCGCGATACTCGCCCCCTGCGCGGCACGACAATGAACGCGACGGTGAGACTGTCGGCTGACGGCTGGCACATTGCCTTCGCCTGCGAGATCGAACACGTCGCACCGTCCAACGAACTTCCCGCCGTGGGGATCGACCGGGGCGTGGCGAACACTCTGACGCTCTCGACCGGCGAACATCTGCGGATTCCCTACAGCCTTTTGGAGATCGAGTGCCACAAGCGCCGTGCGCAGCGATGCCTTGCCCGTCGCAGGCGCGGCTCGGTGCGCCATGCCAAGGCCCGCCGCCGCGTGGCGATCCTGCAAGCCCGTGCCGCGCGCATCCGGCTGGACTGGCGGCACAATGCCAGCCTCGGACTTGCCCGCAACTTCGGAACCGTGGTCCTTGAAGACCTCGCCACGCGCAACATGACGCGCAGCGCCAAGGGAACGATGGATGCGCCCGGAACCAATGTCCGCCAGAAGGCGGGCCTGAACCGGGCGATCCTCGATCAAGGCTGGCACGGCTTCGAGACCGTGCTGGCCTACAAACTGGAAGAACGGGGCGGGCACCTGTGCAAGGTCGATCCGCGCTATACCTCGCAGACCTGTTCGGCCTGCGGAACCGTGGACAGGGAGAGTCGCGAAAGCCAAGCGTCTTTCCACTGTCGCACCTGCGGCTTCCGCGCCCATGCTGACCACAATGCGGCTATCAACATCCTGCGTCGGAACACGGCGATCTATGATCGTGGAGGAAGGGCATCGGCTCTCCGTTGAAGCGATAACTATACAGGCGGTCGTAAGACCTCTTGGAAATCCACCGCCTTCAGGCGGGGGGGAGATGTTAAATGAGGAGCCGCCTATGAGCTTCGCATCGGCCCATGAATTCGTCGCCCGATGGGAAGGCGGCTTTGTAGATGACCGCCACGATCCGGGCGGCGCGACCAAGTGGGGCATCACGATCCGCACCCTGATCGCCAAGGGTCTCGACCTCAACAATGACGGGACAATCGACCGGCGCGACATTCTCGACATGAGCCCGGAGCAGGCGCTTGAAATCTACCGGACAGAATACTGGGTCGCAGCGGCGTGTCCGCGCCTGCCAGAGCCCCTTGCCCTGGTGCACTATGACTGCGCCGTGAACCAGGGAGTTGGCCGTGCAGCACGCATTCTGCAAGCGTCAGTGGGCGTCAAGGCCGATGGCATCATCGGGCCAGCGACGCTGGCGGCCGTCCAACGGGCATGGGATCGCGGCGCGGCATCCCTTCTTGTCGAATACTGCGCCAGACGGGCCGTCCATTATTCCAGCCTCAGCCTGGTCATCAGGTACGGGCTCGGATGGTTCAGACGACTGTTCGATGTACACAGGGCGGCGCTGGATGCCGCCCGCAACACGGAGGCTACTCGATGAAGCACCAGGCAAAGATCGCCGGTCAGGTCCGGCATGTTCTCACGGCCGCAGGCGGCATTCTCGTGGTGCAGGGACGCGCCAATGAGGCTGACGTGCAGTCGTTTTTGACGCAATGGGATGTGATGCTCGGCGCCGCCATGGCCGTATTCGGCTTTGCATGGTCGTGGTTCAGCCCGGCCAAGAAGATCGGCGAGGGAGACTGACATGCGCGTTATGGTCCTTGCCGCGGCGCTTCTTGTGTCGGGTTGCGCGGGCGACGCTTTCGTGGGGTCGCCGCACGGCTACAGCGGGCGTGTCGATAGCCCGTGGGCCGACTTCGGAGCCACTCCGACGATCCTGCAGCCCGGAGAAATGCCGCTGCAAAGCGAGTATGGCGCGGATGGCGGCGGCCGGGACATGCCGTCGACCTACACCGTCGATATCGCGGGCAATGTATCGGCGACCGGGTATGCAGCATACTGGATGGCGCTGGCGAATTTCTGCGCCCGCGCGCCCGCCGCCCCGGCATGTCTTGGGCCGCAGCCGTAACCCGGCCGAGATCGGCCACCGCCGCCGACCGGCATGTGAGCGCCCGCATCCGCCGGCGCCGGCGCTCGCTCGGGCTGTCGCAGACCGATCTCGGCGCCCTCGTCTGTGTCCGGTTCCAGCAGATCCAGAAATAGAGAGCGCCGGCAACCGGATCCCCGAGGGCCGGCCGTGGCTGATAGCGGTGGTGCTCGAGCGGCCGGTCTCGTGGTTCTTCGACGGGATAGAGACCAGCCTCGAGAACGACGCGGCCCCCGCCGGGTTCACCCGGCGGGGGGCCGTTCGTGTTTCGCGGTGGTCCAGGAGCCGTCGCGGCGAGGATCGAAGTCACTCGACAAAGTTTTTACAAAGCACCGAATTGTTGAACGATTCCGGCCGGGCCTTTATCTGAATGTGTAAAATAAAGTCATTTGTGATCAATTACTTAGATCAAAAACGTTCTGATGAACCATTAAGTTATTCAGGGAATGTAAATTGCAATGCATTGACTTACAATCATTTTTCGATTTTACATTTTACAAGGCCAAATTTTTTTTACAACCATGAATGAGAGTGTTTCCGAAATGTTCTCGCTGAACGATAGTCGGGATGAAGACTGGGTGAATTTGCGCGGCTGGCGTCGGGCAAATTTCCCCGGCGTGCACCGGGTGCATGTCGGGTCGATAGAGTATCACTACATTCGATCGACAAAGGAACAGTTCTGGTGCTCAGCCGACGGCTTTGACGAGGACAGCAAGGAATACTATCTCCAATACTGGATGGCGATGGAGAGGTCTGGGAGTCCCTCGAAGCCACGGATACGGCGGAAGCCCCACGACAAGACGATCCCGATACTATCCCATGAGGGCAAGATTTTACCCGATGCAAGGATACGGTTGTCTCAACTGGTGAAAGGGTGTGGCAGTCGGTCCAAGAAGCTGGGGGTGACATTTGATTTAACGCTGGATTGGATTTATGAAAAAATCTTGGCCCATGATGCCCGATGCGCAGTTTCGGGAATTCGGATGGAGTATCGCACTGGAGCCGATTTGCGGGTCTGGCCTTTCACGCCGAGCCTGGACCGGGTTGGGCTGCGCCTCGGGTATGTAAAGCCGAACGTCAGGATCGTCTGTTACGCCGTGAACATCGGGCGCAACGACTTCGGCGATGATGTCTATCTTGATGTGTGCCGGGCGGTGGCGGAGTTCAATCGCAAGGATTGATCGGATCCGGCATCACCGGTCGCCCTCGGTCCACTTCGCCATCGCCTGATCCGACAGCTTGACCTGGTCGCGGGCCCGGGCGTAGCGGGCCACCACGCCCATGCTCATGCCGGTGATCGCAGAGACCTGGGCCTCGGTGCAGCCGACCTCGAGCAGGTGATTGGTCACGAGCGCGCGCAGGCCGTGCGGCGAGAGCCCGGCGGCGCGCAGCCGCGCCATCTCCGGCCGGGCCATCTCGCGGCGGAACGTGCCGCGAAAATTCTCGGCCGAGATTGGGCGGCCGTCGCGCGCCGGGAACACCGCGATCGATCCGCGCGCCCTCGCTTCGTCGACGATCCGCGCCAGGCGCGGGTGCATCGGGATCGACAGCGCCGTGCCGGTCTTCGCCTGGATGACCTCGACCCGGCCGCCCGAGGCCGGGATGCCGGCGAACTGCCGCAGCGTCATGGCGACGATATCCGCCGTGCGCTGGCCGGTGTAGCGCGCCAGGGCGACGAAGGCGCGGATCTCCCACCTGGGGTGGTCCTCGGTCAGCCGCAGCGCCCATTGCGGCCACGGCGGCGCCTGGCGCGGGCTGGTGCGGTGGTTCTGGATCCCGGCGGCCGGGTTCTCGGCCGCCAGCTGTTCGTTGATCGCCCAGCCCCAGAAGCTGCGCGCCACCGCCATCGCCGCGTTGGCGCTCTGCACCCGGTCGCCGTAGGAGCGCCGCCAGCCGGTGAGCTCGGCCCGGCCGATCGAGGCCATGGCCCAGTCGGCCCAGCGGTCCAGCATCGCCGTCGCGTAGCGGTCGTAGTTGTCGCGGGTCACCGGACTGAGGGCGGCCCAGGCCGGGCTGGTCTGCCAGGCCTCGAGCGCGTGGGCGAGCGTGCCCGGCTCATCGCCGATGTCGGCGCCGGCGGCGCCGAGGAAGGCCCAGAAGGCCGGGTCGGACGGGTCGCCGGGGATGCGCCGGCGCTGGCCAGCGCTGGCGGTGCCCCGGCCTGGGTGCCAGTAGTAGTAGGTCCGGCCCCCGGCGCGGACGGTGTGGATGCCCTCAGGGAGCGGCACGCTGACCTCGCCGCGCCGCGCGCCGCGCCTCCCGGATGGTCCTGGTCCGATTCGCCTCGCGCTCATCGGCCGAGTGTGTGCCGCGCTGGTGGATCCTGTCCAGCGCCGCGACGAACTCGGCGGTGTGCCAGAAGTTGCGCCGCCCCAGCTTCTTCGGCCTCGGCAGCCAGCCGCGCCTGATCCAGCGCATCAGGGTGCTCTGGTATTTGGCGCCGGAGAGATAGATCGCCTCCTCGAGGTCGAGCTGTGTCGGCGGATAGGCGCGGATGATGGCGGGCTGCACGGTCATCAGGTCAGTCCTCGCGCCCAAGCGCAGATCCGGCCCGCATCGGGATCGTCAGCTTTCAAATCCTGCTCGAGTTCCTTCACCGCGTAGAACAGGGCATCGTCACGTGTCTCGGCGAATTTTCCCCACTTCGGACCAACGCGATAGCGGTGCCCTCGAGATTTGGTGTCCCATCCAGTCGACCACATCCAGAGGCCATCAGTATGCTTGTGCAGCTCGATGCGAGCCGAAATCCCGCCACGCTGACCCTGCCAGGTGAGCACCTCGTCAACCTCGCCCTGTATGACGTTCCCGTCAGGACAGACGGGACGCAGGATCGCAGGCGCGTGCATCAGGTCGAGTAGCGCGCTCATCGCGGCATCTCCGACCACTCGCGGCCGTCGAGCGCCCGCCCGGCGGCTTTCTTGCCGAGGCGGTACCGCCACGTGCCATGGACCGCGCTCGCACAGAGATCGGCGGCGAAGCGCCAGCGGCCGCCGTCCCACCAGGCGCACGGGACGGCGCCCTCCATGATGCGGTCGCGGCCCTCCGGCGGCGGACCCGCGTCCGGCCCCCATTCGCCCCACTGCTTGAAGAAGAACGGCACCCCGGCCGCCCGGCACTGGTCGCGCAGGCCGCGCGCCCAGTCCGGATGCATCGGCCGGGCGCCGGGGCCGCTCTCGCCGCCGCAAATGACCCAGTCCAGCCGCTGTCCGCCGGTGACCGGGCCGAGATCGATCGGGCCGAGCATCGGCTCGGCCGAGAGGAAGCGCCGCGCCGCCGGGGTCTGGAGCAGCAGGGGGATCCGAGCCTCGGCCGTGGCCTGGTCCTCGGCCGAGACGCCGAGCCAGACATTGGGCAGCGGCAACAGGATATGAAAGATGTCTGCGAAGATGTCTGCGAAGTCGTCTGCGGCCCAATTGATCCAATCTCGGGCGCGCTCGGGCCGCTTGGTCAACACCTGGAACGTGTGCTGCGGGGCGGCGCGCATCACCCGCCAGACCGCGGCGATCCAGTCCCACGCCACCGATTCGTGGAACAGATCGGAGGTCGAGCAGACGAAGATCCGCCGCCGCTTGTACCAGCGGATAGGCTGATCGAGCACCGTGGGGTCGAAGCTGACGGTGCCGGTCCAGCGCGCCTCGCTCGTGCCATCGGGACGGCGCGCGAAGACGGCGAGCTGGTCGCCCCACTGGCCCCGCTTGTTGAAGCGCGCCGCCATCCGCTCGGCATAGCAATGCCGGCAGCCTTCCGAGACGCGGGTGCAGCCCCTGACCGGGTTCCAGGTGGCGTCGCACCACTCGATCGCTGTGCGGTCAGCCATCGGCGCGAACCGCGCCGAGCGCCTCGTCGCGGGCGACGTTCAGGGCCTTGATCGCCTCATCGTCGCCAGCGGCCGCGGCGGAGCGGATGCGCGCGGCATGGGCGGCGCGGATCTCGCCGGCGGTCCAGCCGCCGTCCGCGCCCAGACCCAGCACCTTCCACCAGATCATCTGTCCGGGGCCGGGCGCCGGCAGCGCGGTGAAGCCCTCGAAGGCGGCTGCCATCATGTGGCCGCCGCCGTGCCGCTCGAGCTGGCGCATCGCCTCGAGGCTGAGCGCGATCGAGCGCATGTTTTCCTCGGCCCGCAGATGCCGGTCGCAGGCCATCGCCTTTCTGACCCCGCCGAGGCTGAAAAAGACGGCGATGCCGGTGTCGCCGGGCACGCCCGCACGGGCCCCCGGCAGGCCGTCGAGGCGGAGCTCGTAGTTCGACGACAGCACCGCCTGGCGGGCGCCGATCCGCTCGAGCTCGAGCATCAGCGCGTCGCGCGCCGCGGCGAAGGTCCAGAAATTTCCGTTGCGCTTGAAGCGGTATTTCGAGTCGTCGCGCTTGGCCGTCGGGGTGCGCGGCCAGCCCGCCGGCCATTGCAGGGGGTGGGCCTGGGTCATGTCCCGGCCTCGGTCATGCGCATCACCGCGACGGCGGCGCGCTTGCCGTCCTTCAGCCCGGCGACGTAGTAGACCGGGGCGGCGGCGACGGCGGCGCCGATCACCGCCAAGGCGTGGCAGATATCGCCGATCACCGCGGCGGGCACCGCGCCCGCCGCCGGGTCCAGCGCCCCGATCCTCTCGGCCAGGGCCGCCATGTACAGCGCCTGCGCGGCGGCGCTGTCGGGGATCGCCGCCGAGGGCCGCAGCCGGGAGCTCATCGGAT